CACAAGTTGTTCGGTGCTCAGAATTTGGCTATCACACTGATGAGTTTGCAGGACGATAGATTGCCCATTAAAATAGGATTGTCAACACCAGGACCAGGATTCACTCGCATGTGGCAGTCTGTATATGCTCACCACCTCAAGTACGGATCAGCTTTGTCAAAGTATGACGGGTCTCAACATGATTCTCATGTTAACCCAGTCATAATGAAAGCTATCGGTAGATGGAGAGCTAGGTACAGTTCTGCTCCGGAACATGTGGAGCGTTACTATGATGGAACCTATTGCGGGTACATCAACGTCGGTGGGGTGATGGTGCCAGTGTATGGCATGCCCAGTGGTTCAGTCAACACCTCCCACGATAACTCGTTGTATGTCGTTTTTCTTTTGTTGTTGCACTGTGGTCGATTAGGCCTCGGTCATGATGTGCTCATGACAAGGGTCAAGGCGTTGGTGATGGGTGATGACTTATTGATCAGTGATGGAACGCAAGAGCGCCTTTTTAACCCTCTGGCGTTAGCCCAAACGTGGAATTCTGTTGGATCTTACCTTGAGTACGGTTCAACCGACCCACAAGACATCCTAGAGATGGAGTTTTGTGGCACCCACCCTTGTTGGAGATTGGTGAACAACAACCGTTATCTGTTGTATTCGTACAACAGTCAAAAGTTGTTGGATAGCGCCAACTACAGCAAGGGTTCAGACGTTGAGGCTTATTTCAGTAAACTGTGTTCATTGTGTCAACTTTTGTTTGCTGATGAAGAGTCATATCTGCTTTTGAAAGGAAAAGCAGAGATTTTCTGGTCAACACATCCGGAGCTCGCCTTTGGCCCTTGTAGAGATATGCTCATGACTCTACATGAGGCGAACCTCTTAAATCTGTATTTAGGGGATATGTAAAGTTGGTTGTTTTTCCAACTTTACGGCGGTGGGGTATTACAGAGCCGTTAAAACACCCTAGTATATGATATGGCTGCTGCGACTGTTTCTGCTGTTGTTAAGAGGGCCTTGCCGATCGTGCTTAAAGCTGCAAAGCGCTACGGACCAACCGTGGCGAGAGCAGGCATGCGGTATGTTGCGAACAGGAGTTCGCGCCGTGAGACGAGGCGTGGCGTGCGTCGTAACCAGAATAGGCGCTTTGCCGCCAACACTGGTGTCTCGACTACGTCGGTCGCCGTCCCGCAGAGGATTGATCAACAGGTGACCACTAGAAGACCTGACACTGAGATTGTTAGATCTCAGGAAACAATTGGAGAGGTTGCATCTTCTTCGTCGAGTTATATGTCTTGGCTTTTGCCTCTTTCACCTGGTGGCATTGCTGGTTCAGTTGACAGTAATGGCCAAGCAGGTACATCTTTTAAGATGCAAAGGCTGGAGACTAAGGCGAAGATGTATCAGTACTTCAATTTTACTAGCTTCGGTTTGACATTCAACACGCAGGTCTCCACATCTGCATCTGGTATGTTGGAGATCGGTTACTTCACAACTTATGACGCGGCTAATGCGGCATTTAAGAACACTGGAGGAGCCGATCTTACGCAGGCGGTAGCGTACAGCTCTTATCCGCTTAGGACCGGTTTCACTTGGAATTGCCCCTCTGATGTTCTTCAGAAGACAGCGTACAAGCGTTACCAGTTCTATCCTCATACCATCCACTTAGAGGATGAGATCAACAACCAGGGGTGGATTATACTGCGTGTTGCCCATCCAACTGCCAATTCCATTTTCGGCAGGTTGGTTGCCAACTACGTTGTTACCCTTACTAGCACTGCCATGCCTCAAGATCAGACAGTGCAAGCTGGCAAGACAGTTGTGAATGGATCAGGACTGATGTCTGAACTAGTCATGGATTATCTTAATCCTTGGGTGGCTTCAGCAAAACATCTAGGTTCTGGCATTCAGCAACTCAGACTTTATGGTTATGAACGATTCCTGTTGTTCATACATGGCGACAGCACCAGTGCCGCCACAATGTCATATCACGAAGACAGTAATTGTAGTGTAGTGATACATGCAAATACAGCTTCCACGACCAAGTGGACTTTTGCTGCTACAATTGCTCTGACAAATCCTCTGTCGCCTGCGCTCTTTTCAGTTCAAGTTTCTGGAGCTGATGAAGGAGAGTACGATTGTTTGATCGTACCCGCTCACATCAGAGCCAATCCTGAAGAGAGTAATGTTCCTGTGTGGTAACAGTTTAGGTGACCATATTTCACGGAGTGTATAATCACTTCGTAGGACCC